GTCTGAACCACATAATACTATTTTGTCTATCTTGTTCGCTAACACCATCGTAATCTAAAACTGTAGTTTGTTTTAATTTAACTTTTGATTCTTCTTGGAATAGTTTCTCAAAGGTAGCGAATACATATTTATGTTCGCCCTGGCCAGGCTGTTGAAATAAAACGAAAGCAGAAGATTTGTTCTCATCAGAAACGTGTTCTTGATTTAACATATGAAGAGCTTCTAAAGGATGTTTGTTATCAATACGAAATTTCTTTTTACCTTTGGTTTTTTCTTTTATGTCTATTTGTTTCTGAGTTTTAAAACCATCTTTCAACACATCTTCAACCATTTTACTGGTTTTATCGTTCCATGCTTTTTGAATATAATTCCCTTGAGCGTTTAACAACTCTTCAGAAACGGCTCGGACATCATATTGTTTATGTTTTCCCGATCCTTCATTATTTACTGATTGGTCGTTCAAATTTTTATTATGAAATGGTTTTAGTTTATATTTTGAACTTCCGCCGCCACTCAAGATATTATCATCTCCCGAAAATTCTATTTCGATATCTTGGTCAAAAGAACCTGTAAATTTCTTCTGACCAAGAGAATCGCTGTGATCTATAACTCTTATTTCACAAACTGGCCCATATGGGTTTAGAATATCTTCGTAAATATTAAACCCAGCAAGAGATCCATCTTTATATTTTGTGAGATCTATATCCCCGATCTTAAGAGTTTTTATTTTAATATCGCCGCAAGCCATGTTATTCTTTCATTAGGTTTTCTAAATTATCAACAGCCACTTGTTTTAGGTTACTATCTATAACTCTGATTGTTTTATTAAATTCGTTTCTTTCATTCTCATAATCATAGTAAGTTACAGGAGTCCAATATACCAATTCTTCTTCAGCTATGTTATTTGCGGCTGCTAAAACGTCTGTGAATATAACGTTTGATCCGCTTTCGTTACCATAAACATAACTACCAGAAGAAATTGATACTGTTTCGCTAGTATAATATTGCCCAGAAACATGTTGTAAAAATAAAGAACTATTTGACATAGCAACAACTTGACCTTTGCCAACATCATATCTATTAAACACAACGTCGACTATCTCATCCATTATAAAATTATTACCATTAGAAACAGTATATTTTATAACCTTATTAGTATTAGATTCCCAATCCACTTTTTTTCTTACATAACCATCTATTCTGTTACCATAGCCCAGTTTAGGTTCCCAATAGTTTTTCTGACCAACTGTTAAAGCGTTGTATGTACTTACATCAATTTCTTCTGAATTTTGCCAATCATTTCTATAAAATTTAATTTTTTGTTGAGAATCGTAATATGAACCGTATTTTTTGACCATAAAATCATAAAATTCGTTTTCATGAAGATACCATTCATAATATGGATCTGTTATCTTATTAGAAATATATAACAACCAACTTCTATAAGCATCATCATAATATCTTGCGCTTAATTGGTCTGCTCTTTCCATATGACTTATTTCATAAGGATAGAAAACATAAGGATTAGAAGACACTCTTTCTAATAACGCTGTACGTTTGGTAATATCTACGACAACGTTATTACTGTACGTTATAGTTGGAAATTTATCAAAATATTTCTGTGGCATTTTTTACCTTATTGTATTTCTTCTGAAGTCCATAGAACAATTTCTTTTAGATGTAATGTTAAATTAACAACCGTCGCAGCACCAGAATTAAAGAAAGATGGCTGTCCTGACCCAGTATGATCAACCTGAACGCCTAGAATAGCACAAGGTTTGAATTCAAATAAATATTCTTTAGGATATAATGTTATCAAAGCTACTTGAGGATATTTTAGAGTAGTCGCTCCTTGTTTGGAAGGAAGAGAAGCAGCTTTACATTTCTTGATAATATCTTTTAAAGCATCAGATTCTTTTCTAGTATTTGCAGCTAAAGTCCAAGATAATTGATGTTCTTTATATGCTGGTCTTCTAAAATACATAAATTGATACGGATTAATTGCTTCTCCGCCGGCAGCTTCTAGAGCGGGCACAGAAGCAGCTACAGCGCTCGCTAATCTGTTTCCAATTCCTCCACCTAAAACTTGAGTCATTACGCCAAGTCCAGCTCTTGTCAGACTATCCTCGTTCCACAATATATTTTGATTATCATTTATTCTTTTAGGTAAAGGTAATTTTATACTAGAAGCTCCTATAAAAGCTCCACCTCCGCCTCCACCTAAATTAGCTCCAGCAAATGCTTGGTACTCAATAAAATCAATTCCTGTATAGAATTTTCTATTCCCTTGGACCAAATCTTCAGGAAATGTCATACTTTGACCATTTTGTCTTCTAGGAGGTTGCGGAAAATTGGGTAATTGAGGCATTTTTTTCCTTATGACTTCAATAAATACTAGTTTAATTCTATTTATTCGAAATCTAAAGATGGCGACTTATAAAGGTTATTTTAAACCGTTAAATCCTGATAAATACAAAGGCGATCCTTCTAACATAGTGTATAGAAGCAGATGGGAATTTGTCTATATGGCTAGACTAGATAAAGACTTGGAAGTCATATGGTGGCAGAGCGAGGAAACTATAATCCCTTACCGTTCTCCTATAGATAATAAGATTCATAGATACTTTCCTGACTTTGTTGTTAAAAGAAAAACTCCACAAGGGACTAAAACTCAAGTGATAGAAATAAAACCATATGCACAAACTCTTCCTCCTACTATCACAGAAGGAAAGAAAAAGTCTCGTAGATATCTGACCGAAGTTATGACTTGGGGAGTTAATACAGCTAAATGGAAAGCTGCTAAAGAATATTGTAAAGACAGAGGCTACGAATTTATGATCATTACTGAAAACGAACTAGGACTTAAATTTTAATGGCAACAAATAAATTTGATAGTCTTATGAAAAGAACTGCGAGAGAGCTGGCTAGTTCTCAAAAAGATTCTATAGATTGGTTCAAAGACACAGTTTCTGAGGTGCAAAAGAAACAGCAAAGAACAGATCCTAACAAGATATTTAAAAAAGTATCAAGCCCTCAAATAGGTTCGATGTTTTTGTTTTTCTATGATGCAAAATATAAAACAACTCTACCTTTTTTTGATATGCATCCATTAGTTATACCCATAGAAATGTATATTGATGGATTTCTGGGTGTGAATCTACATTATTTGCCTCCTTTAGCTAGAGTTCAATTATTAAAAGCTCTTGACGATACAAAAAATAATGATAAATATAACGAAACAACTAAATTATTAGTATCTTATGAATTATTGAAAAGATATTCTACACAATTTAAAAGAAATGAAGAGTGTATAAAAAGATATTTGTTTTCTCATGTAAGAAGTTCTTTTCATACAGTTAACCCTTCGGATTGGGAAAAAGCTGCATTGCTACCTCTACAAAGCTGGTCTGTAAATCCGAATAAAAGATACTCTGGTTCGCCACCCTATTAGGATCAAAAATGCCATTTAATATTAATAATTTCAAAGCAAATATAAGAGATTATGGTTATCTTGACAATAACTCGTTTGCTGTATTAATACAAACTCCGCCTATTCTTTTCGGATCAAATATTAGCAATCAAGGAACTGAGGTCGGCGCAAAAAATATTGCTGAAAAAATGAGTTTTCGTATAGATCAAGTTAAGGTTCCTGGTATAAGCATTATGAGCGCACCTATTAATAGATACGCCATAGGACCAGTTCAATCTCAACCAACAACAGCACAGTATTCTGAATTATCTTTTTCTATTTTAAGCGATCATTACGGCGAAATATGGCAATATTGGCATACTTGGGCTCGAGCTGTTTTTGAATTCAATGGAGTATCTCAAGGGTCTTCTCCCTCATATACGGCGGAATATAAAGATCGTTATTCTTCCGTAGTTCAGATACAGATAATGGATCATTACGGAAACATAATTCAAAAAATTAACACGTTCCAAACTTTTCCTACGGCGATAAGAGATATTCAGCTTGGTTGGGGAGACCCGAACCTTGTTAAAATTAATATATCTATGGCTTATACGGAATACACTATTGAAGGTGTAGAAATTAAACCTCAAGTAAATCCTCAACCAAATAATTTACAAAATAGAGCATTGGTGGCAAGGGAAAATATACCGGCATAATAATGGAGTTATAATATGTCAAATTTACCGAAAATTGATTACCCAGTATATAAAATTAACATACCTTCTATTAAAAAAGATTGTCAATTTAGACCTTTTCTAGTAAAAGAAGAAAAAATACTTCTTATGGCTAAAGAAAGCGATTCTGCTGCTGATATATTAGTAGCAGTCAAACAAATAGTCAATAATTGCTGTTTAGATAGAAAATTTGACATTAATAAATTGACTATTTTCGATTTAGAATATATTTTCCTAAAACTTAGATCTTTTTCTATCGATAATACTGTAAAAGTATCATATAAAGACATTGAAGATTCTAAAACTTATGAATTTGAGGTAGAATTAGATAAAGTAAAGATGATA